AAAGGTACATACTAATAAATAAACACAAATAAAAATGAAAAAGGTAGAATTAGGCGGTCAGGAGCGACCAATCAGATTTAGTTATTTATGCTTAAAAGAAATCTGCAAAAAGTTAGGTTTAAAGCTAAACGAATTAAATCAGTTAGGATCGGAGATAGACCACATCGGAGTTATCGCTTACTTTGGTTTGAAGTACGGAGCGAAGAAGATTGGAGAGAAGTTTACTTATAAAATCGCTGACATTGAAGAGTGGTTAGATAACGAAGATTTCTCTAAGATTAACGAGATATTCGAAGCGTTCCAACTTGACCAACCTCAAGGCGAGGGAAAGTAGTTGAGGGAGAGGAAATAGATTCTGAGCAAGGCGATGTTGATTGGGATAAATTAGAGCAAATCGGTTTAGGGATGTTGGGGTTAGGTTATGATGAATTATATAGTTTAACCCCACGTTCTTTTAATAATCGCTTAGAGGGCTTTAAAATGCACCAGGAACAGATGTCACAGAACCAATGGGAACAAACTCGAATTATATTGATGGGGTGCTTATCGCCTCACTCTAAGAAGAAGTTGAAACCACAAGAGGTATTACCTCTTCCTTGGGATAATAAGAATAAGCCTAAAAAAGAGATAGCTTCAAAAGAACACATACAAAAGGTTCTCGAGAAATACAATAAATCTAAATTTAATAAGATATAAAATGGGTGTATCAGTAAAGACCATCTCGATAATTGTCGCAGCTAACATTAAAGGGTTAGAAAAGGGGATGGGTAAAGCAGGTCGATCTCTTGCTAAAATCGGTTCTCAAGCTGCTCGGATGGGTTCTTTACTTTCTTTTGGTGTTACAGCACCTTTAGTCGCTTTAGGTAAGTCCGCTATGGACACTTTTGTTCAGTTTGAATCGGGGATGGCTAAAGTAAATGCGGTTACTGGAGCAACACAAAAAGAATTTCAACAACTTACAGAATCAGCTAAAAATCTTGGTTCTACAACTAGGTTTACAGCACAACAAGTAGCTGACCTTCAATTAGTTCTTGGTCGTAAAGGTTTCGATCCATCACAGATTATAGCGATGGAAGATTCTATATTGAAATTAGCAACTGCAACAGGAGAAGATTTATCTCTTGCTGCTGATGTTACAGCATCTTCATTAAACGCTTTTAACTTAGAATCTCACGAAGCAGGTAGAGTAGCTAACGTATTAGCTTCTGCTGCTGCAAATTCATCAATACAACTTAGTACATTTAGTACCGCTTTCGGTCACGCAGGGGCTTCAGCAAATGCTTTAGGAATAGATATAGAACAACTATCAGCGATGATGGGTGTCCTTATGGATAATGGTATTAAGGCTTCTAAAGCAGGTACAGGACTTCGTAAGGTATTTATGAAGTTAAACGAACAAGGAATACCGTTTGAACAAACCCTCAAACACTTGGCTGATGGTACGATGGACCTTAACCAAGCCGAAGCATTAGTAGGTGCTACAGCCGCCAATCAGCTCCTTATTCTTGCTAAAAATGAAAAGCAAGTAAGAAAACTCACAAAACAATACAAAACCAATACAGGTGAGTTAGATAAGATGAACGCTATAATGACCGATACCGCAGAGCATAAGCTCAAAATGATGCAATCGGCTATTGAAGGTTTACAATTAGAGTTTGGTGGTTTAATATCTGAAGCTATCACCCCTATAATAAAAAAAGTTACAGATTTAGCTAAAAAATTCACGAACCTAGATGATGAAACTAAAAACCTAATAATAAATGTAGGTGGGTTCTTAGCGGTATTAGGACCTGTACTTATAGGTTTTGGTGCGTTAGTTTCTATGCTTAACCCTATTACAGGTGGTTTGTTAGCCCTTGGTGCTGCTTATGTAGCTCTTAATGGAGGTGTTAGTAAATCTGAATCTTTAATAGAAAAAGAAAACACAGCTTTAAATAATTTAGTTGATAAAATTAAATCGACTACAGAAGGTACTCAAGAAAGATTCGATTTAATAACTGAGCTTCAAACAAAGTACCCTGATTTTTTATCTAATTTAGATGCTGAAAAAGTTAGTAATGATGATTTAACAACATCTTTAAAATTACACAATAAAGAGTTTTTAAAGAAATTACAACTTCAATCTGAACAAGAAAAAATACAAGAGTTACTTAACGAAAAAACACAAGCAGGTAAAAAATTAACTGAAAATGAAGCTAAAGCGTTTGAGCATTTAAGGAAAATAAAAGAAAAATACAATGTCGTAACAGAGCAAAGTAAATCTGCACAAGAGCAATTAAACGATTTATTAACTGAGAATGATATATTTAAGCGAATTAGATTTGATAAAAATCTAACAGTTTCAACTTTAAATGGCACAAGAGTTACAGAAGGTTTAATAGATGAATTATCTAGTTTAAAATTACAGTTAAAATTAAATAGCACAGAATTTGAAGATTCATCTACTGCTTTAGATAATTATTTAAAACTACTAGATGAATTAGGTTCTACAGCAGGTAGCGTTACAAGTCCTAAATTAAGTAATTCTGAGGGCGGTGCAGTTGTTACAGGCGGTACAGGCGGTACAGCAGAAGGTATACCTTTAGAGATTATGTACCCTTGGTTAGGTGAAGCCTACAATCAAGCGTTAGCAGACCAATCCGCAGCAACTCAAAGATGGAAGAATCAACAGCAATCATACGTACAAGATTTAACTCTTAGTTTTATAGATATGACTTCTGTTATAGTAAATAGTGGTGAGCCTATACTACAAAGTATGACTAAGATGTTTAATGAAATAGGGAAACAAATTGGTGCTATGATAGTTAAGGCTCTTTTATTAGCTGCGGTATTTGCTATGTTCCCTGGATTTGGCGGTGGAAAATTGTTTGGTGGAGCTACTAAGTTTAAAGGTATTTTAGGTAACTTGATGGGTGGGGCTTTTGCTGATGGTGGGCGACCACCTGTAGGTAAGATGAGTCTAGTAGGTGAAAGAGGACCTGAGCTATTTGTTCCAGGTTCAAGCGGAACGATTATACCTAACCACGCTTTAGGTGGTGGTGGTGCAGCTGCAATTCCTGATGTAAGAATAAGTGGAAATGATTTATTGATAGTATTTAACAAATCAAAAAGAAGAAAAAACTTTAGATAATGGCGTTTAAAAAGGTAAGACATTCTCACTTATACGATCAAAAATCAAATAGATGGGATATTGAAATTTGGCAAAAAAACTTTACAGGTAGTTCTATAGAATTTGATTTACAAGGTGAAGGATTTGAAGTTACTTGGAACGGTCAAGGCGATACAAGAGAGAATGTTTTTCTAGCATCAGAGTTAACTTTAAATTACTTTATACAAAACCAAACAGACGAAGATTTTATCTATAATGACATTTTAAAAGATGGACAAGATAGCCATTATGTTAGAGTCTATAAAACTCCTTCAGGTGGCACTAAACAAATTTGGTGGTTCGGATGGATGTCAGCTTCATTTGATGCTATAGAAAACGCTCCATTTCCTTATATAGTAAGATTAAATGCAACCGATTCTTACGGGTTTTTCAAATCAAGGTCGAAAGATTCTTTTACAGATTACACAGATAAAACTTCTTATCAAAAAATAACTCAAATATTAGGTCGTCAAGATGACCCTGATTCGGGTAATAATCATAGAGGGTTTTTAGGTAAAATGAACTTAATGCCTTCAATAGATGGTACAAGCAATTTGACGCCTTGTCCTCACAGAACTGATGGAAACGAATCTAGTGGAACTAACTACACTATCATAATGAAAAATATGATAAATTGGTTTCGTAGAAATGTAAGTGGAACAATTAATGATTACAATATAACTTACAATCCGCCTGGAAGTAGTCCCGCACTTAGAGATCCGTTCTTTAATTATTATTTCTCAAAATCACCTTTTGGAGCTGAGGATTCATATGATGAAAATGACGAATTAATAGAGCCAATAGGCGATGCTTTAGACTACAAAGAGTCTGATGTATTTAATTCTGTTTTAAAATTATTTGGTGCTGTTGGTGTGTTGTCAGAAGGTTCTTACAGATTCTTTCAACCTAATAATTATATAGGCAATACAAATGGTGAAGTTCCTGTTTACAAATATAGGACATCTAGCCAAATGTCAGAAGCTATTACTTTAAGAGAGCAAGAAAGTACATCTTCTGATTTACTTACAATAGACCAAAGTAATAATGTTATACTAGGTGGTTCAGTTTTAACTTACGAAAATTCAATAAAAGACGTTACGTTAAGTTTTAACGAAGGTTTTAGTTTATCTAATGTTGAACAAGGTATAGCTTTAGATACGTCAATAGGGATTGGCTCCTTAAGTTCTATCGACCACGGACCAATAGAAATTGATTTTTTCGCTTTAGCAAAAGAGATAGTAAATGAACCTGCTGCATTTACATCTAGTTCTGTACCTAGATTTACTAGTGCTGACTATCGTATATATAATCACGGTATAAAAACCAATACTAGATTAAAAATAAAACAATTACAACCTGATGGTACTTACAAGTATTTACAAGAAAATAGTAATTCTAATATTTTAACTTGGACTAATACAGATACTACTATAAGTATAATTAGGGGTGACATTGATTTTTATGGAAATAACGATCCTGTAAACGATACAAGTCTTATAGCAGAAGGAATGATTAATTGTGGGCAATTTACTACGGTTGAACAAAACGGTGATATAATTAGGTCTAATACTTTTGGCACAAATGATGATAAAAGATTAACTACTACAAGAATAAGATTTAAGGCGTTTATAGAAAAACCTGTCAATACAGGTAATATTTTTATAGAAGCAACATCAAGAAACGCTACTACAGGTTCTTTTGTAGGTCACTATAAACAAATGAAATCATCAGGAGCAGGTCCTGATCCGTTTGGTACTATTGATTTAGTTGATAATAACCCAACATTTGTCAGTTCAGAAACTATTTGTGAGCAAATTAGTATATATTATACTGACGCAGAACAAGGCGAATCTTTAAGCTCTAAAGTTATTTATAAATCAGAGCAATCAACTGTTCCTTCAAATGCAAGTGTAGATTTAGGTACGACTCTAATAGGTCAAACAGCTATAAACCCACAAGCATCTATTTGCTTTAGAAATGCTACTGCTTCCGCATCAGGTGGTTCTCCTGCTACTTACCCTAACTATAATGAGTCAGACCAATTTGAAATCGAACCTTGTTTAGATGGTTTTGTTAGAGGTGGTACATCTACAGATATTAAAAATATATGTCAATTAACTACAAAAGAATTTTTAAGATTACAATCTGAACCTTTAGAGATTTTACAAGCAGACATATTTAGTGCTGATATATCACCTACTAAATTAATTAAATATAGAATCAACGGTGATAGCGGAGATTATAAATACTATATATTTAAAGGCGGTACGTTCAAAGCAGAAAGTGCTACAATGAGTGGTGAGTGGTATAAAGTAAATCAATCAAGTGTAACTATTGTTGATAATTCTGAGCCTGATTTTCCTCCAACTCCTGAACCTGTACCACCAGGAGGGGGTGCCAATAAAGGTATAATAAGTTCTGATAATGTACCTGACTCTATTATGTCTGAAAACACTAAAATGTCAGACGTAAATACAGAAAATATTAAAGCTAATTTTAACTTAAATGTTTTAGGTGTAACAACAACAGATGTTGTAGCTTCTTCAGGTGTAACTAAAATTTTCTTAAGTTCAAATATAGCAAGTAGATATTATAAAAACCAAAAATTATATTTAACTGCTCCTGATGGTTCAAAGCAATTACAAATAACGTGTGCTTCAGAGAAAGTAGGCGTTAATTATGTAGATATAACATCAGTTACACCTGTTAATAACTATCCACCAGGCTCGTTAATACTAACTAAAACTGCCGACCTAACCAACGTAAAAGCGGAAAACGTACTTGACGTTCGGACAGCTCACTATCACCATTCTTCGGCTGATTCAGATTATTACATACCAATTT